CAAATGCATGAGCAACGTGAACAACGGAAAGAGATGGAAAAAAGACAGGAGGAACAAAAGAAGCTTGCCGCACAAAGACAACGTGAAATGAGACGGGATACGTCTCCTGGTGCATTACAAATGGGGAGTGACCGGAGCGGCACCGACAGGCAACGAGGTCTGGGCGCAAGACGGCTCACGATCCCTCTTGGTTCCACAGGAAGTGGTGGTACAGGAGTAAATATTCCACAGTAATAACTTATGGATACTAATAAAACAGTCAGGAAACGGTATGAGAAACTTGATGGACAACGAAAGTCTCATTTAAACCGTGCAAGACAATGCTCCAAACTTACGATTCCCCATCTGCTCCCTGAAGACGGTCATACCCATAACAAGGAATTACCGACCCCTTATCAGTCATTCGGCAGTAAAGCCGTAAACAATCTGGCATCAAAACTCTGGTTGTCTTTGTTCCCNCCNGGNTCNNNNTTTTTNAANCTNTCGTTGTCGCTTAAAGCCAAACGGGAATGGGAAGCGCTTCAACAGGAAGACGCACAGAAATCTCAGATCCTCAATGGGCTTGCCAAAATCGAGGAAACGATCCTGACGTACATGGAAAACCGTGGCGTAAGAACCCCGGCGTTTTCCGCACTCCGTCAACTGGTAACGACCGGAAACGTCTGTGCCTACATTCCCAACAAAAAAGAACGCCACCACGAATGGTCGTCACGTGGGTACGGTCTCAAGGTTTTTCCTCTTGACCAGTACGTGGTCGTCCGAGACCCGGTCGGCAATCTGGTGGAGTTGGTTATTAAAGAAGAAATAGGTGTGGCAGCACTTCCTGAAGAAGTCAGGAAAAAGGTCGATGACGACAAAGACGAAGATGCGACCGTGGATTTGTTTACCCGGATTAGTCGAAAAAACGATGACGAGACCAAGTACGAAGTTACCCAGGAAGTCGAGGGAACAGCTCTTCCCAATCGTGGCGGCGAATACGACGAGGAAAGTCTGCCGTGGTTGGTTCTCAGGTGGTCTCAAGACGGGGATTACGGTCGTGGACCCATCGAAGAATACTTAGGTGACCTCCAGAGTCTGGAGAGTCTTTCCAAAGCATTGGTCGAAGGGTCGCTGGGTGCGGCCAAGGTTATATTTCTGGCGAATCCCAATGGGATGACCCGGATAAAGGATCTGACATCCGCAGAAAACATGGAGTTCCGCTATGGCCGGGATGAAGACGTTACGGTCCTTCGTGTGGATAAACACCATGATTTTTCCGTGGCGCAGAACATGGTCCATGATATCGAGAGGCGNCTGTCCGAGGCATTCCTGATGCACTCGAGTGTTCAGCGGGATGCCGAACGAGTCACCGCAGAAGAAATCCGGTATCTGGCCCAGGAACTTGAGGACGTGCTGGGTGGCGTATACTCAATTCTCAGCCAGGAATTTCAGTTGCCGATTGTCCAGGTTATTTTACATCGTTTGCAGCAGGACAGACAACTACCCACCCTCCCGAAAGATGCGCTCAGTCCTGTTATTACGACCGGGATCGAGGCATTGGGCCGCAACCATGAGCAAGCCAAACTACGGGAGTTCATGGCCGATATCGCACAGACGTTCGGCCCGGAAATGTCGGCAATGTACATCAATCCCGGCGAATATATCCAGAGGGCTGCAATCAATCAGGGAATCAATACGGACGGACTTATCCGTTCGGAAGAAGAAGTCCAGCAGATGATGCAACAGCAGAAACAACAGGAAACCGCAGAAAAGACAACCCCTGTGGTCGCCGGTAAGGTGGCAGAGGGAATGTTAAACCAAGGAGGTCAATAGTAATGGCGAATGCGAATCCGACCAATACCCCGGAAGAAATGAAGGATCTGGAACCGATGAATACCCCGGAGGAAAGTAAACCGAAAACAAAGAAAAAGTCGACTCCGAAGACGACCAAAGATACGTCCAATAAGACGGTGGTCAAGAAATCCGACAAGATGAAGATTTATCGATAATTATGGGTGAAAACGCAAGCTATCAAACCGGCAACGAGGATCGTGTGAGTTTTCCTGACGGTTCCCAACAACAGGGGGAACCTCAACAGCAGCAGCAGCAGGAAACTCAAGACGACCAACTGATTGCCGGTAAATACAAGACACAAGAGGATCTGGAGAAAGGGACGCTTGAACTGCTCCGACAAAAGGGAGACCTGGAGCAGATCTACAAGACCCTTGAGTCCGGGAAAGTGGATTTGTCCAGCGAACCTCAAACGCAAACGCAGATCCCCGAGAACCAGACAGGNGACGANAACCGNCAGGAGATCNAAAATACCCTCAATCAGAANAANCTGNATCTTGAGNNTTTTGANNAGGANTTCGNNNAAAACGGTGAGTTGACGCAGGAATCCTATGACAANCTGANGGAANTTTTCCCNCAGTCCATGGTCGANTCCTACATCGAGGGNCAGAAGTCCCGTGCCGAGAAGTACCAGCAGGAAATTTTCGGCGTTGCCGGTGGACAGGAGCAGTACCAGCAGATNATTGACTGGGCGTCCAAGAACATGTCGACCGGAGAAATCAAGGAATTTAACGATGCTGTGGCAAGCGGCGATTCGGCCAAGGCCAAGTTTGCAGTGCAAGCGGTCGCTTATGCTTATCAGCAGGGTAACCAGGGGGACAACCTTCTGGAAGGAAACCGAAGTGCTACTGTCGGTACGTCCGGATATCAGTCCCGTGCTGAAATGACAAGGGACATGGCAGATCCCCGGTACCAGAAAGACGAAGCTTTCCGAAAGCAAGTCCACGAAAAAATCAAGAATTCCTCTGTAATTTAGAATATCAGGTCAATTCTTCAGACAGATAGGCATATGCCCCTCTGAAGCAACACCTGACATTACCATCTCCGCATGGGTACGAAGGTTCGCAAGAACTGCTCACACCTGTGCGGACCTCCTGGTCCAATAGGACTGGGAATGCCCGGTCGTCCGGACCAGGGATTTAGCGGTTTCCGGGGGTTGCCGCTTATATAAGACCCCCTTCCCTCCCTCATTACACTGATATCTGAGGCCCAACCATCGGTTCCGAGGACACCGTATGGAGTGGATACCCTTGTGATGCGGATGTGATGAGACGTAATGACACTTGAACAAAAAATCCTACCTCAAGGAGTTAACAAGAAAATGACAGATGCTAATGTAAATGCACTGGGACAGATTAATCAGTCAGGCGATGAACTCGCACTGTTTCTGAAGATCTTCTCCGGTGAAGTCCTCACTATATTTGAACAGAAGACCATTACCGATGGTCGTCACTATGTACGTAATATCAGCAACGGCAAGGAAGCGCAGTTTCCTCTGGTCGGCAACATTGGTAGTGAATACCATACGCCGGGTACCGAGATTCTGGGTAAGAACGTCAATCATGCGGAAGAAACCATCAGTCTCGATGGTCTGCTCATTTCCCATGCGTTTCTCGCCCAGCTTTGGGAACTGATTAATCATTATGATGTCCGTGGTAAGTATTCGGCCAAGATGGGCGAAGAACTGGCGAACGTGTATGACATGAACGTCCTTCGTCAGATTGTGCTGGGTGCCAGGGCAGATAATTCGCTTGATGATGGCGATGGTGGCACTGAGATCGAAAATAGTGACCTGGATGCGTCTGACCGCAATGATAGGGCTGAAGCGTTTATCGATTCGCTGTTTTCCGCTGCCGAGGAAATGGACGGCAAGAACATTCCGGATAACCCCCGGTATTGCGTCCTGAAACCGGGCGACTACTATGACCTCGTGCGTTATATGAGTTCCAACGGTTTCTCCCTTGTCCATCGTGATATCGGTGGTCGTGGCAGCATTGCCGAGGGTGAGGTTCCGAGGGTCGCCGGTATCGATCTTCTGAAGTCCAACAACGTGCCGGACAGTGATTACGCAGATACCACTGACGGTGGTCTGGCTGACGACCGTCACGATGTGGACGCAAGTCTCACCAAGGGTGTCATCTGGCATCCCGAAGGGTGCGGTACCGTCAAGCTGATGGACCTTGGTACTGAAGCTGAGTGGGACATCCGGAGACAGGGATACCTGATGATTGCCAAGATGGCAGTCGGTCACAAGTATCTCCGTCCGGAATGCTGTGTCGAACTCAAGACGACTGAATAATCAGTAGTAAATACATAAGGTTCGTTATGAACCACTCACAGGGGAACTCTACGGGGTTCCCCTTTTTTTTAAATCATAAGAGAGGTACACATGCCAACAACTACGGTAAGCCCGACAACAGAACTCGAAGCTGTCAATCAGCTACTGTCGGTTATCGGTGAACCTCCGGTCAATTCCTTTGATTACGAAGGCGTACCGTCCGTGTCCATTGCAAGAGACGAGATCAAACGAGTGACACGTCAGGTCCAGGCGGCGGGACTGAATTTCAACAGTGAAGAAGTCGAACTTCAGCCGGACGAAAATGACCACGTATATTTGCCTGAAGGCACGTATGCAGTCAAGCCGGTCGACAGAACCCGGAATATCGTCTGGAGAGGCGACAGACTCTACGATAAGGACAACAATACGGACCTCTTTACGGAACCCGTGAAGATGCGCCTGACCCGTGGGTTTGATTTCCAGGATGCGCCGGAGCATGTGCGCCAGTACATCGTTGTCAAGGCCGGTCGGATATTTCAGGACCGGATGGTCGGATCTAAGGAACTCCACCAGTTTAACAAAGACGATGAAATGGAAGCACGTATCCGGATGTACCGGATGGAAAACACCGATATGGAGATACTGCGTGAGGTGACTTACGAGGTATTGTCGGAGGGTTTCTATTTCAATACAGACTACAATTACAAGCTTGAACCTAATGAGTCGAAAGAAATCGACGTACCGGAAGACGTGCTGGCGATAAAACCGACCTATGGATACAAGGAGTTTGTCCCACGAAAGGGTAAGCTCTACGACCGTTATAGCCAGACGTTCACGTTCAAAAGTCCGGTAAGGGCTAATATTGTGTGGCTTTTCCCGTACAATGAAGTACCGGAACATGTCCGTCATTATATTTATATTCTGGCGACCCTGCGGTTTGAGCGTCAAATCGGTCTGCCTCAAGAAATGCATTCCTACAGTGAGGAGTCGTTTGTCCGGGCAAGAGCGAATATGCTCTCCGAAGAAGCGAACCTTGCCAGAAGTAATTTTCTGTCGTGTTCTACCGGCACCACCGGTACCAGTCACAGGTTTATATAACATGAGTTTAATACAACAGACCATACCCGGACTATATAACGGTGTCAGTCAGCAACCCCCGTCTTTACGTTTACCGAACCAGGGGGAACGTCAGGACAATGCGGTATCTGACCTCGTTCGTGGTCTTCACAAGCGACCCCCGGCGTATCATATGGATATCCTTGACAGTGCTGTCGGCAAACAAAGCCTGATACATGAGATTAACCGGGATACGCAGGAGCGTTACCTTGTGTTCTTCACGGACGACGACGAGGCACCCATCCGGGTCTACGATCTTATTAATGAGGAACATGTGGGTGTCAGCTATGGGACACTCGATGAGGATTATGAGTTTACACAGGACTTACACATCCGAACTTACCTGAAGGAAAATAATGATACTGTTCCGGCCAAGCACAGGATACGTGCGTCAACTATGGCCGACTACACGATTATCACCAATACGACTGTCGAACCGGAAATGACCGGGGACAAGACGAACGAGAAAAAGAATGTAGCGGTTATTACGATTGACGGTTGGTGGGAATCTGAAGTTAGTGCGGAGTTAAATGGGGTCACCGAAACCAGTTCAGTTGCCAAAGATGCTC